CAGTACGAGGTTGAGAATAACCTGGATAACCTGATGGCAGATATTCGTGCTACAAGCCGTTCACTGAATCAGGCCCAGAGGGAAAGGATCAGTTACCTGCAGACATCTAATGTAAGCTGGTCAGCTCTTGCTGCACACGATGCAAAGATTGCCGGCTATGAGAAGGGCCTCGCTACTCTGAAAGAGTACCGTGAGATATACTTCCCTAACTGGCAGGATATGGTGACAGAAGCGTAATCTTTATCTGATCGGAATGAGTAGCCGGGGATGTAACAATCTCCGGCTATTTTCTTTTTAACAATCTAAATTTTACACACAATGTGTTTAGTAACATCACAGAAAAAAGCTTTAATAGCTGAACACGACTTTACAGTATACAAATGGCTTAATGTAGATAGATATAGTGATGGATCAGTGAGCTACAGTGCACCTTACCAAAAAACAGAGTACATTCTGAATGAGCTCTATACAACAGAAATTGGAGATGTTGAATCTAATTGGGATAAGTGTGCATTTGATAGTGCTGATAAGAAAGCTCTTGACAATCTTTATAGGGATAGCAAAGGGGAAATTTCTTGGGATCCTGATTTCTATACTGGAAAGGAACCTGCAGATGTCAGGTATATCGGTTCCGGCTTTCATGCATGTCTCACACTTGAACGTGCAGAAGATGCAAGAAGCTCTATATTAACAGAAAGGAGAATCTTTGAATGTACAATACCGGCAGGATCTGAGTATTATCTCAACCCATCAAATCTGATCGTAAGCAACAATATTATTATTCACAAAGAAATAGAAGAGTAATGGGATACTATATCAACCAAGACAGCCGGGGATTACCTATAGGTAGCAGTGCTGCAGAAAAGACAAGATCCTTAGTAGCAGATGGTGCAACCATAATATCCGGTAACGAATTTGTACCAAACATGGTATGTGTAGTTAACAACGGTGCATTTGGTGCAGCAGCATATTGCTATGATGAGCAAGAGTACCTTGCATTTGATTATGCTGATGGCCGGCAAAAAACCTGGTTACAGTATGAACATGCTAAAGATCTGGCAAAATAAAATTACCTTTACATCCCGGTTAGGAAACTGATCGGGATGTTTACATGGGCCCGCCCGGTATTGATCAGGTATGGATGGAAGGAGAAGGCGTTCAAGCACAAGGATATAAGTGCTTAAAGTGTGAGTTTCTCTGCACACGTTTACGAGTGTAGGGATGTAGTCAATAATAAATTGACACTCTCACCTAAAAAATGTATTCAAACAATAAATGTAGCTAAAACAGCAACAGATCGTCAGAATGAAGGTGCCATGATCATAAACATGGCTTTTGCAAATGCTCCAGTAGCAGTAGCAGCCTAATTCAAAACAAGAGGGGAAACTTGTAAAAAGTCACCGGTCAGTTATAGGTGAGGACAAATGAAAACAGAACCTTTAATAGTTTCCGGTTTACAACCGAGATAGTGCAAGACATCACGATAAAGGCAGTCATGAACGTAACTTTTGAATTAGCATGTATCTGAGACGAAAGTTCGAATCTTTCCGGGTCCACTAAAAAACCGAATACTGGTACTCGGTATATAAATTACCTGATAAAATGAACCAAAAGCTGTTACAACAAAAGACAGACCGGAGGAAGAATGCACTCAGCCTCCTTGAGAAACAATTGGAAAACGGTTTCAAACCTGTAAAAGGAATGAAACCTATTATGGGAAGAGATCTGAAAACAGGTGAGCTCATCCGTATAGATACGGTAGAACTCAATACCTGGGAGAAAGCAAGGATCACTAAGGATATTGCTACTCTCAAGACAAAGATAGCAGAAGCTGAAACGATCCTCAGAAATTAAGAATCCCAAGCCGCAGAAATAAGCACTCCGTTACCTTAGGGTAAGAGCAGCAACAACGGAATCGGCAAAGTTGGTGCGAATACGAGGCGGCAAATTTGGTCAGGTGGCGAAATGTTAGACGTTAGTAAAGAGTGTTTTTAGATTGGACGGATAGGCAATACGTAACACATCGGTAAATAGAATATCATGCCAACGGTATCGAATAAGTCCGATAGAAAACTCCAATCGTGTAGGTTCGAATCCTACCCTGACTACAAGACAGCTTGGAAAGACAAGCAAATGCTCCGGTAACTCAATGGACAGAGTGTCAGTTTTCTAAACTGAAAGTTGTTGGTTCGATCCCAACCCGGAGTACAAAATGTTATCTACCTCTATGTGCCAAAATCAGAGGTTAAAGAAGAACCGTACTGCACTATGGTAACTCGGATAACACTATCTTATTCAGTCATGGTACTGAATATTCGCCAGCCTGGGTATGGTAGAGAGGTGATTGACTCTACTGTATCCGGGCATTTTTTTTGTTTAATCTTTAAAAACACATATCTATATGAAAAAGACAGTACAGATAGTAACTATACCTTTGAATAAAGAAGGTTGGAGTAAGGATGAATTACTTAAACATATAATTAAAGATAATACTCAATACAGTCAAGTAGGGGATTATAAATTAATTAACGGTGGTAACAGTCTTAATGCAAAATGTTGGCAAGCACAACAACTACTAGTTCTTAGTGATGATAAGATACAGGAAGGAGATTCCGCTTATTATGATACAGGAAATATACAGACATGTAATAGTGCGTTGTGGGGTAAAAAGGATGCGGCAAGATGTGAATTGGATAGAAAAGCATATGGTGACTGTAAAAAAATTATTGCATCATATCCTCATTTTGAAGGTACTCTACCAATATCTAAAAAAACAGTACAGGCTTGGATAGATGCTGGTATACCTGGAGAAGGTAATGTTGAGATGATACAAAAAAAGCCTGTTGGTTGTTCTATTCTTAATTGTGAAGGAATGCGAACAGGAAGTTGTGATTGTTTTGATGAAAAATGGAAAATTCCTAAACATGATCTTCAAGGTAATCTACTATTAGAGTTTAGTGAAAAAGACGAAGATTATTACGATGAAGATATTTACGATGCGGTAATCGATTTTAGAAAAAAACATCCAGAAAAAGTAAGCGTAGTTAAACCATCTATTCCTACTGATGAAGAGATAGAAGAAAGTGCTAAATTACGCAATCCTATAGAAATTGGTAGTGAATCTCACAATAGAGGTAGGGATATCAATTTTGGATATAGAAATGAATTTATAGCAGGTTACAAACAAGCACTAAAAGATTTAGGACATGAATAAGAAATATATAATAGCACTGATCATAGCTGTAATATTCAGCAACTGTGAAATATCACCAAGAAAAGTAAATGCTGAAGATTTTCCTTATTGTCAAATATCTTCTAAAGATTATTTTATTGAAGGTATGCACTACAGGATTCATATTTACACTAAGTCCGATGCATCATCACATACCATTATAAACATTACTAAAGATTCTCTTGAGTGTGAATACTATCGTAAACAATTAAAGACATCTGAACATGAATAAAGAAACAGTAGAAGAGATATACCCTGTAGAAGAAGTAGCAAAAGAAGTTCTTCAAAATAATAATCTACCGGTACAAGGTGATTTTGCAGAAGGATTTATAGCTGGTTCTATACTTGGTGCAGAATGGCAGAAAGAACAATCTGCTACAGATGCTATTGAGTTTGCAGATTGGTGTGAGGATAATTACTGGCCTACAGGACAAACAGGACTATGGAGACCAGAAGCATCTTCAGAAGAAGTAATGTTAACTACAAAAGAACTATACGAACTATGGAAAAAGAGCAAATAAAAGAAGAAGCTTTAAAAAGATTCCCGTATCCAACATTAGATGATAATCATTTGAGTTTAGAGTGTCTATCCAAACAATCAGGTTTTATTCAAGGTGCAGAGTGGATGCAAAAGGAATCTGGTAAACAATGGACTGATGAAGATATGCTTAGTGCTTTCAAAGCTGGTACAGATAATGAAACTTTAGTTGAAACTGGAATAGGTATGTATCCTAATCATCAGTATAATTCGGAAGAATGGTTGAAGCTATATAAACAATCTAAAAGCAATGCAGATAACTAAGAAATCAATCCTTACAGGAAAAAAGCATACAATGGAGATCAACATTACTCCGGAAGAATTAAAGAAAGTTGAAAACAGAAGGGAGCTGGGCCTCAAAATACAGAACATAGTTCCTTTCTTATCTCCAGATGAAAGAGAGTTTTTGATGAATGGTATCACCCCGGATGAGAGCAAGAAATACTTTGGTGATGACGATGATTACGATGATGAAAGACATGTGGATGAGAATCCGAGATGATATATTCTGTGTGTGTTAATTTAGGTTAACAGGAGCCCTTGTTTCTACTCGGGCTCTTTTTATTTTTGTACTATTAACTAACTTCTAAAATCACAATAAATGTACATCATTATTACTCTTGGGATGACCTTTTTTGCATATCTCGTAGGAAGGTATTCATCCATAAGCTACTATCAGGAACGTCTTGAGAATCTCCGGGATTCATACGACACACTCAGAAGAAAACATTTTCTCCTTAAGATGGAGATGGCAAAGAAAGAATCTGCACCGACACAAAGTTATTGGGATGCAGAAGATGAGTTTCACAGAATAAATCATACTGAATAGTTATGCACTTTACAAGAAATCAAAGAGAGGTTATTGATCTGCTGCTTGGAGGTTGTAAGAAATCTGATCTTCATGAAGTATTGGGGTGTGAAGAGATGGCTGCTGACAGGATAATAAAAGAGCTGTTTGCAAAACTGGAAGTTCGAAATATTGATTCTCTGTACAGGAAACTTAAACATTGGAAACAAGATCGTAAGGTAAAAGATATTGCTAAGGAGCAATGGGAAATACTTTACCCTGATGATAGTCATTCAATGACCGTAGAGCAGATACAGATTGCCTGGGAACACTGGTTGAAAGCATTCCAGTTGGCTGAGTCTGTCTATAAGGATAGGGTAATCATTATAGGTAATGCAGTAGATGAAAACTTACAGCTTACATACAGTCAGATCCAGGGAAAGAAGTACAACATGGCTAAATCCATAGAGAATAGCATAAAGAAGATAGGTGAGGAAGAGTGGAAGAAAACAGCTACTCCGGAGCAGATCAATCTATGGGAAACCTACGGTGTGAAGTACAGAGCAAAAAAGAAAAAGAAGTAAAACCAAAACAATATGAAATCAAAAATCGAAACAACGACACCGCAACAGCAGGAAATTGATTGGAGTAAGCCAGTGCTGGTAATGAACCATATGGGTGATGTAGTATTAACATCTGGTGAAGTAGATGAGAATCTATTTTACGGAACAGTTATAGTAAATAAAGCATATAGTTTAGGTGCTTCTGTTTTATTCAATAAATCAGTGTTCACTGCCCTTCCACTTCCTCAAACAATCACATTCTATGAATAGTCTATGAAAATTATCCATCAGAATACCAAAACTCTTATTACAAGAGACAATGGTCGTAGCTCAGATGCAATCTCTCCAAACTTTATATACGGTTGTTTGGGAGGTTGCATGAAGAGCTATTGCTACGTTGGTCGGTTCAACAATGATAAAGTGTATGTGAATCAGAATGTGGATAGTATCCTTAGGTCAGTAGATGGGTGGGTTCAGAGTAAGCCTTGGGCCAAAGTACCAAACCAGGTTGATGATACATACTACTGTATTGACATAGGTTGCAGTACTGATGTTCCGTTGATGGGTAAGCACTATGACTGGCAGAAGGTGTTTACGTTTTTCAATGATCATCCGAAGTTGAAAAGTACGTTTGCTACGAAGTATCCTACCAAGATGAAAGAATATGATACGGATCCGGTGAAGAATAGAATAAGAGTATCTCTGATGCCTCAGGTATATAGTGATATTCTGGAACCAAAGACAGATAGTATAGTTGATAGGATAAAAGCAATACACACACTACAAAAGAGATTCGAAGTACATATCAACTTCAGTCCCATCATCTATCATAAGGATTGGTTAGCAGAGTACGACAAACTATTCAAACAACTTGAAGGTGTTGACTTTAAATCAGAGTGCATATTCCTGACGTACAACAATATCCAGTATAACAGAAATACTCCGGAAGTGAATGAACTGTGTTGGAAGCCGGAGATACAAGAGTTGAAGAACTCTCAGTATGCAGAGAATAACATCAGGTACAAAAGGGATCTGAAGAAAGATATGATGTTACAGTTTCAAGAGCTGTACCAAAACTACTTTCCTACAGATACAATTCGTTACATCTTTTAAAAACTACAAAAATGCTACACAAAAAACTGATCACCTTGAGATTTGTTGCCATGACTTTCGAAAAGATTGATGACAAACTCAATGAAGTAGAAAGCATGACTACTGAGGATACTATCTATGAACTGGTAACAGCTCAGTGGAGTGAAGAAAAAGTAATGGGTGTTATAACCTGCATTGCAACATTTAGATTGATACAAAACCACAAACAATGACACACCAACACAACAGTAACGGCAGGGAATGGCTGATGGTGGAAGTGCCGAGTGAGGCGACGGCATTGCAGACAATAGTCGGAAACTTAACTATACAAACCGCAATACAGGTCGGGAATGTAGTTCCGTACAAGTTAGACACATGGCAAATCCACTCCGACAGCCTAACGATTACCGAAGAACAGGCGGGGGAGATAGTGGAGAGAGGGCACGAAGGAATAGGGTACATGGACTATGACCCTACCCAAACTGATATAGTGGAGTGGATGCCCGTTACTTACTTTGATGGTGCTCCATTTGTCGAGGCCACCGACTCCTACCGCTCCCTACTCCGCTCACTTCAAATCAATTCACGCGTAATAAATCTTGTAAGGATATGAACGACAAACTGAAAATTATAGCAGAGTATGATGGGTGGGTGGATAGTGGCAGAAAGCACATATCTCTTGACTACGGAAACATCTACACAAAAAAGGGGAAGTACACCAAAAGGAGAGAAATGTTCTTTTCCGAGTTCCCTTACCTCACATCCCTTGACTGGCTCCATCCAGTAGCGATTAAGGTGATGGGTGAGTTAGAAGAAGCAAGACGGAAAGAAATATCATTGGACACTAAACCTGTGTATGACATTATTTCTACTTATATTGATATGATAAAACAGTCATGTACACAGCCACCCATCAACGGTGAATACACTAAATTGTTCGATGCCGTAGCAGACGGTATTGATTATCTTAATAGTAAGAACAATGCGTAAAACCTACATAGCCACATCAGCCGAAGCTAAGGCGTTACACGATGGCACACAGACAGCGATTATAACGAAGATTCGGGTGCAGCCGAATAAGGTTGACTGGAATCCGATTGTAGTAGGCAAGAACAAAGGATGGTGCGATGAACACGGTAGAGCAATACCCACCCCCTACACCATCGGTCAGGAAGTGGTGGTGAGGGAAGCGTGGATGAATGTTCTGGACACAGACACGTTAGAGATAACGCCCGAGGCAAAGACAGGAAGTGTGTTTGAGAATATGAAAGGATGTGTATGGAGTTCCCCCGCCACTATGCCCGTATCAGCAGCACGGACACGGTTCAGGATAGTTAGTTGTGAGGCGGTGAGGGTGAGGGATGTAAGCGAGTTGTATTTTACTGAACTTGGCATCATTAAACCTGACTACTCAAACGATACAATAAAGTCAATACGTGTTAATAAAATACTTGAGAAGGAAAACCATTATGACGATTACAAGTCCTATATCATCCACAAACTCGGTCAATCCGCATGGGACAATAATGATTACATTTTTTACTATAAAATTGAGAAGATATGAGCAAGACACCACTAACTGAACTAAAGGAATACGTGCATACGTTAGAGCCTGACACGCATGGTTGTATGGCAATGTATAACGCTATCATGCGTAAGATTTCCGCCCTACTCCCAACCGAACGGGATGTGATAAAGGAGGCGTTTGAAGAGGGCATAAACCCTAATTCTATGATTCGCAACGCATCCGATTACTTCACCACAAAATTCAACGACAATGAAGTATCCAAAGAAGCCGAAAAGGGGTGACATTGTTATCTGTTTAGATGACGACAGTGATGATTTAGATTTAGGCATGTCCGGTATAGTACTCAAAGGTAGGAAGGATTTAGTTATTGGTCAGCAATATACTATCAGTAGTCTGCCTTGGGATTTTGATACTAATGTGCCAAAAAAGAATACACACTGGACAGATGATGAATTTCCGATGATCCGCTGGGGATGGCACAGGGTATATCTTGAAGGTATATCCGATTCTGTATTTCTTCACAATTTTAAACCACTCAAGGACAATGGAACACAGTAACACAATCACAGTAACGGGATGTGGGGACTGCCCGATGTATGAAGTACAAGACGGGTATCACTATTGCAAGATTCAGAAAGAACATGAGATGTTTCTGTATAACCTAATGGCAGAATGTCCGTTACCACTCACAATTCAACTAAAACAAAATGAACAAGAGAATATTTAACATAGCTGTCTTTACTATCTTCACAGGGGTCATATTTCTTTTGTTTGCTTTTGCAAATTGGGATATGAATCCCGGACACTGGCCCACCTGGAGCAGGTTCTTATTTATTATCATAGAAATTTATGGCTTTAACAGACTTCCTGAATAATGAAAGAGTATATACAGACAATTGCAAATCAAATGGATGTTCCGGCATGGAGCTGGATTGATTAATCATTTTTAACTTTTAAAACACACAAGAAAAAAAAATGGAAAACACTAACAAATGGTTGCTCATCGAGAACAAAGGTGAGATTGATGTCAATGCCCTTACTCTTATGGGTGGTTCTACTAAGAGGGATAGCACTACAAGCATCGGGTTCTTTGGATCCGGTAACAAGTATGCAATTGCTTTGTTACTCAAGGCAAAGATCGGTTTACGGATATTTGCCGGTGAGAAGGAGATGATCCTTAGCACAGAGCCTGTTAACTTCAGGGACAAGAGCTTTGAGAAGATATTGATAGATGGCCGGGAAACTTCTCTTACTACAGATATGGGCCCACAATGGAGTACCTGGATGGCAATACGTGAGTTTGTCTCTAATGCTATAGATGAGGGTGAGAATAACGTAGTTGCTTGTACAGAATCCTTATCAGGTAAGAGTGGTTACACTCGTTTCTACATTCAACATGTACCGGATATCGTAAAGGTGATCAAGGAGTGGGATGAGTATTTCTCATTTGATAGGACAGATGCAATAATTGATATTCCTGCCGGCAAGGTGTTCCCAAACATCTCAGAAGGAGGAAGAACAAGGATACTGTATCGCAGAGGTATCAGGTGCTACGATGCAGGTGAAGCAATGTACCATTATGATCTTCCTGATTTTATTATCAATGAGAGTCGTGTAGTAGAAAACATCTATGTAGCAAGAAGGTCAATAAGGAACTTCCTGATAAACTATGCTACCAAAGAAGTTGCAAAGAACATCCTGGAATATGCTTTTCGTGACGGTAGTGGTAATTTTGTAGAAAGTCATATTGAGTATCATGAGTCACATATTGATCTTAATCCTGCATGGAAAGAAGCAATCGGTAAGAGGGTAGTTATTAATGAGGATCTTGGTGGTTTCTATCAAGACAGGTTGAAAGAACCTCATCTTCTTGTATCTAAAAGCATGGCAAAGAAGATCAAAGATAGCTTCCCGGAGATAGAAGTATGTGGTGTAGGATCGGATACAGAAACGTACACAATCCCTGTAGAGATGACAGCAAAGATGAACTATCAACTCACAAGAGCAATAGAGTCTTTGAAGGAGATGAAGTATGAACTCAGCTTTCCGATACAGGTTGTAACATTCAGTAAAGCAAATGTCCTGGGCCTTGCAAAAGACAATACTATCTACATATCAAATAAACAGTTTGATAAAGGTATCCGGGAGATTGCAGTTACACTGATGGAAGAGAATGAGCATCTGGTTACAAAGCATGATGATTGCACAAGAGAGTTCCAGGATCATCTCTTCAACAAATGGATCTCTGCATTAGAAGAACAACACGGTATATTTTTGTAAAATGAAAAAGATAGCAATAGGAGCTCTACTATTATTGAGCATCGGTAGCTGCAGGAACACAGTTGCAAACTATGCAGAAAGAGCAGCCGGGGTACACAAAGTGTGCCCTACCTGCAATTTTGTAGAGTCAGAGCATGATTACTATTCAGTGGATACCAGTAAGCAACCTAACATTATTTACAAGGTGCGTTTTAAACACGGTGGTTACTGGTTTAAAGCATCTGATGTAGATGAACTTGTAAGAATAAACTAAAACAAACAAATGAAACAGTTCAAACTTTACCTTGCGTTGTTCATTATACTCTCTATGTGTATAGTGCCGGGGATTGTATTTAATCACATACATCCCTATGTTCTGATTATTGCAGGTTTTTCTGCAGTAGTAGTGATTATCCATTCTATTATTAATTACGTAAACAAAAACAAAAACCAGAAGTAGTATGAAAAAAGTAATGTATTTCCTGCTTGTAGCAGTGATCGGATCAATGACATCTTGTGAGCGTGTAGCACCTAACTATATCGGTGTGCTTATGGAAAATTACGGTAAGGCCGGCAAAGCAGATTTCAGTCTGCAGAAAGGTCGTGTGTGGACAATGAGTGCCGGTACAGAGCTGTTCCAGGTACCACTGTGGGAGCAACGTGCATCGTTTGATGACAATGATGAGATACATAAGACTCTTCATCTTAAGGCAGCAGATAACACTGAGTTTACCTCAAAACCTATCTACTCTTTCAAGGTAATGGAGAAACGTGCAGTCGATGTAGTATTTGAGAACAAACATCTGGATGCCGGTGATGACTTTATGAAAGCTCTGGAAGACAATATCCTGGAGACTAAGATCTACGATATCATGAAGGAAGAGAGCCGGAAGTATCTTACCGATACCCTGATGGCAAACGGTGGTTCATTACGTTTTGAGCAGGATGTTCAGAAGAAGGTTACAGATGCATTCGAAGCAAAGGGTCTCGAGCTTATCACATTCTCTTGCCAGCTTGACTTTAGTGATAAGGTAAAAGCCAAGATAGATAGCCGTAATGAGGTAAATACCAACGTATCTGTACTGGATCAGCAGATCATTGAACAACGTAAGCTCAACGAACTGGAGGCTCTGAAAACAGAGCAGATGCTTATTCGTAGCAAAGGTATTACCAAAGAGATCCTGCAGCTTGAGTTCATCCGGGCATGGGAAAAGACACGTCAACCTCTCTACTTCGGCACACCTCAGTTGATGCAGATAGTAGGAAAATAAATATCTGAGAAACTATTGGAATTTCCAAAAAGGCTGTAGTATATTTGCAATACTATAGAGGACCGGCAAAATCTTCAATAGGATAATACATACTTTAAGATAAAAATGATGAGGACTGGTTCCTCTGAATACCCTCTCTGATACCTTTGCCGGTCCTCATCAGATGAGGGTTTTCTCATTTAAAATAGTCCGGGTCTTTGGGACGTAAGCCGACACAAGGTGAGGATGTAGTATTGCATCAAATATTCTTTAAATATCTGTTAGTTTTTTCATGACTTATAAACTGCAGATAGCCAAAACGGGTGATAGGGAGGTGGCTCCACAAGCTGATACGGTAGGATAAACTTTAGTTACTCTTGTTCAGGGGCAGGGGTGACTTAAGTTTTTCTACCATCCAAGTTCCTGAAAAGTTCACCAAAGCTAATGACAAATGAAACTTGATGAGAGTAAAAAGATACCCTTCGGAAAGTACCAGGGTAAGACTGTTGGCTGGTTGCTTAATACGGATAAGGGTTACTGTAAATGGTTAACGAAAGAGGATCTATGGGCACAATGGGATCTTTATAAGAGTGAGAGTAAAACAGGGACCGTAAAGAAGAAAAAGGAATACAGTACAGCCAAAGCTGATACAGGACCAATAAAGGGGACAATAAACTATGATCCTAAGGATCCTCCTCCGTGGGATGAGCCTCAAGCACAGCAAGTAACAGAAGAGTTTGTAAGAGACAATGGGCAAGTGATCGTCTCTATCAAGGAAAAGGCTGTAGATCCTAAGGATAACAGATGGATAGAAGATGTGAAGATCCTTTTGGAACTGATACACAAACAGAAAGAAACTGCTCCTCAGATAAAACAACAAATAGAGGAGTTATTGTATTTACCGGTAGAAAACTAAAAACATGAAAGTAGAAACATTACAAGAAGCCAAAGAGAGATTAAATCTCAAACCAGGAGATAAGGTTCAGGTGCTAACTATAGCTAATTCAAAACAGAATGGTTGGGAAGATGAGTGGGCAGACTGTATGGACATTTACATTGGATGTACAGGTACTATTACTGCAGACAGAGGTGCTTTTGGAGTTACTATTGATTTTGGTGATTCAGAAAGTATAAAGTTTAACTTCCCTCACTTTATTCTTGAGAAGATTGAAGAGGAGAAAGAATATATCCAACAGAAACCTGCATCTGTAAAGATGGATGACAAAAAACCTATGACAGTACTGGAAGAAGCACAATCGCTTATTTATGGTGACCGGGAACAAGATTACGGCAAGACATCGGACAACTTTGCTGACATAGCCAAAGGTTGGGAGGTGATTACGAAAGCTTCAATCACACCGGAGCAGGTTGCATTGATGATGGCTTGGCTAAAGATATGCAGAGCTAATAAGGATAACTGTGAGAAACGTGATTCTTACGTTGATCTTGCCGGCTATGCTGGTTGTATCGAAAAGATAAAGAAAGGTATATAATTTTTAACCAAAACTAAAAACACAGCAGATGAAAAAGAACACAAAAAGAATCCTCGTATTCGCAGGTACAGCTATTATGGGTACAGCCTATGTTCCTGATCCAAAGCCAGCTCCAACAAGGGAGTTTATTGCTCGTACATACATCAGGGCAACACCGGAACAAAGAAGGAATGCATCTGAAGCAAGAAAGAGGGAGATCCTTGCAAAGCTTGATGCAATCAGTAAGGTGATTAAGAACAAAGCAGAGTCCTATCAGATGGATAGGAACACAAGGTTGACCGGCATCACTGCCAATCAGAAACTTATTATTCACACCACCAAGCTTATGGAGAACATAGCTCGGTACAAAAACAGTTAGTATGAAGTGTACATTCGTTGTCAACGGTAAGATAGAACTGGCACTGACTCCGGAAAGTGATCTGGAAAAGATAATGTTACAGGAGCTATTCAAAGGTGATGTTGAGAATCAGTTTCACGAGAAGATACAGATCTCCGGCAAAGCATTGGTTGATACTGTAACCATTACTAAAAAGCAGAAAGAAGAAACAAAATAAAAACTGTATGGAAACAATTGCTATAGATCCAAGAAAAATAGAAATTTGTGATCTTGATATTTCTACAAGAACTTATAATATACTTCAGTGTTTTAAAATAGAAACACTTGGTGATTTAGTAGATACTCCTTTTGAGACACTTAGTAAAGGAAGAAATGTCGGATCATTTGTACTTGGAGAAATAAACAAACTTCTTACTGAATACAAGTTTCCAATTAAAGCACCTTCTTCACATGGTTTTATTCAAACGATAAATGCTATTCATAGCAAAGCTGAAGAATCCATTAGTAAACCTGAGTCAGAAGCAGAAAGTTTATTGCTGAGTATGTACAAAATGGATAAAAGTGCTGACGTTATTGCAGAGAAGGTAGAAAAGTATTTGATAAGACGTAAACTTATTAAAAAGTAAATATGAAAACGGAAGATTTAAGAATTGAAGTAGCAGACATCGAGACATACAAAGCTCTATTTCTGTATTGTGGTTATGATCCGGGTACTGATAAACGCTTCCGTTTCGAAATATCTCATAGGGTAAATCAGGCAGATGCATTAGTAAAGCATCTGCTTGAATACCCCAGGGACTATCTTGTAACCTATAACGGTGTAGGGTTTGACGGCCAGGTACTGCAGTTTATCATCCTTAACAATGAAAAATGGTTTGATAAGAGCATAGAATATGTTCTCAATGCAATCTTTGAGTTTGCTCAGAAGACTATTGATGATCGTAACTATGGTCTGCAACCTAAGTACAAAGAGCAGTACATGGATTTCAAGCAGATTGATCTGATGCTACTATTGCATTATGACAATGATGCCAAAAGAACTTCTCTGAAGTGGACTGAGTTCTCTATGGATAAGGATATAGAAGAGTTGCCTATTGATTTCAGAAAAGAGTCTCTGACATCTGAAGAGATAGAAGAGGTTATCAGCTATTGTTGGAATGACATCGAAGCAACTTATTCTCTGTACAGATTCTGTGTAGGTGATACAACACATCCTGATTATGCCGGCAAGAACAAGATACAGTTACGTCTTGACCTTATAGCTGAGTATGAGTTCTCCGATGTTGCTATCAACTGGAATGACGTTAAGATCGGTGCCGAGCTGAACAAGAAGGTGTACATGGAACTTGCAAAACTGAACAATGATCAGTTGTACAAGAAGGTAAGGGAAAGAAAGAGCAAGACCGGTTTCCTTTTCAAAGAGTGCTTTCCTGACTATATGAATTTCAAGACTCCTGAGTTCAAGAAGTTCTTTAGTAAAGTGGGTGCTACAAGAGTGAATCTGAATGTGAAGCAGGAGTTTCCGTTTACCTACAAGGGTACTACCTACATGTTTGCTAAGGGCGGTGGTCATAGTTCTGACAAGCCGAGGTTTGTAAAGCCTACAAAGGATCAGATCCTTATGGATGCAGACGTTGGTTCAATGTATCCCAATAAGATACGTAAGAGCAATATCTATCCGGCACACCTGGGCCCTAAGTGGAATGAGGCTTATGTTCTCAATATTCCTAAGAGGTTAGAAGCCAAGAAGAAGTATAAAGAGACCGGTGATAAGAAGTATGACAACTTCCAGGAGTGTTTTAAGCTGGTAATGAACGGTAACTTTGGCCGGCTTGGTGACAGGTTTGACTGGCAGTATGATCCGTTTGCAGCAATGTCTGTTACCATTGGTAGTCAGATAGACATCTTTATGCTTGCAGAAGCTATGGAAATGAACGGTCATCACGTTATCTCAATGAACACAGATGGCCTTACAATCCTTACTGATAAGGATAGGATACAGGATTACTACCGTATCTGTAAAGAGTGGGAAGAGACAGTAGGTAATGACGTAATGGGCAACCTGGAGTATGTAGAATACGAATGGTTTGCTCAGACATCGGTGAATGACTACATTACTGCAAAGAGAGCTGATTGGAAGGAAGTTGATGGTGTGTTTGTAGGAGTACCTATTGACAAACCTGTGAGCAAGAGACTGAAGAAGAAGGGTGATTTCCTTACAAGTTATGAGCTGCATAAGAACAAATCCAAAGCAATTGTTCCTATGGCACTGGAGAAGTATTTTGCTGAAGGTATACCGGTAGCAGATACTATCAGAAACCATCGGAATATCTTTGACTTCTGTATTGCCAAGAAAGCATCACGAGACTACTTCTACAGATTGGTTGACAGGAGTACCGGCAAGGTGAATGATCTTAATAAGATGGTACGTTACTATTGTGCAAAACAACTTGATGTTGATAAAAACAAGAAGGTTGTTTTACCTACTACTGAAGAAATGGAAAAGATTATAAAAGAGTATGGTTTTGTACTAAACTCTAATGACAAGTACTCTTTACCTGAATGGTCAGAAGCAAACGGTCCAGACTGGTATAACAACGATCCCGGCATGAATATAGTTGATGCATACGGATACGTATTATCAGCAAAAGAGAAGGAAGAAACAGTTCCCGGCAAGCTGTACAAGATCAAAAGTCCTCACTCTGAAAAGACAGGACCAGTACAGTCATCTTGTGAATCAACAAGCAATCTGCAGGTACTATTCAACCGACCATTTACAGTAGAAAAGTGGGAAGATTATAATATCGACCATGAGTACTATATCAATCAAACTTATAACATTCTTGGTAAGATTTTACCGGGTACTGTAAAGGATATAAGGCAAAAAGATTCTGGTCAGATTTCTTTGTTTTAAGCACTATTTATCGTAAATTTATAAGCTCGTTTTATGTCAGTTACATTACAGCAATTCAAGAACATCAAGGCCTTTTTAGAGGCTAATCCTGATGGTGGTTACGAGGAGTGGCATGAGCAATACAGGCCAGTGAGAGAGAAGAAGAATATAGAATATCCTGAAGAGTTTGAACAGTGGTGGTGTACGTTTCCGGCAAGCATGAACTTTATGTTCAAGGGCAGAAAGTTTACCGGTACCAGGGCACTGAGAGATGACAAGTTTAAAACCTTTGAAGCTTACAATAAAGCAAAGAAGGAGACAAACTTTACAGACGAAGAAATGCTCTACTGTTTAAAGGTAGAGGTTGAGACAAGGAAGATGAGGAGTTGGGAACACACAAATCCGAAGTACAATGATTTCCAGTACATGAAAGCAACAGTTGCTTATCTTAATGGTTGTAGGTTTGCTTACTGGAAAGATGAAGAGTTAAAGGAACTTTCCGATGATACGGAATCAAACAGTGCATAATGAAATATTTATCAGAGTTATCAATAGACAGCCTTCTTTCAATAAAGCGTTCAATTGAAGAAGAATTGAATTTGAGAAAAGAATATATTAAAGATAGGTACAAAAATCTTTCTGATAAAGAACTTAAATCACTTTTTAGAAGATACAATAGACAACTTGATGACAAGTTACCAATGAAATCTTACTATAGTATAGAAAGAGAAATAGATGCTATAGAAGAGTTAATTGAAGAAAGAAAAAAAATTACATAATGAAGTTATCAGAGCAATTACATAAGGAGATCGAAAATGGTAGGAACGGTAAAGCTGGTATCATACCTGTGCTTTATGACAGGATAGGTGACTACATTGATATTGCTAAGAATACCAGTTATGTAATTGGTGGTGAGACAGGTTCAGGTAAATCAACTCTTGCTCAGGATATGTTCATGATCCGGCCTATAGAGTGGTATCTGAAGAACAAGGATGAGAACATCAAGTTGAGTATCATTCTGTTTGGTATGGAGCGTAAGATGTACCAGTATAGTGCAAGGTGGTTGGCTCGTAAGATATTTACTGAGCAGGGTATTGAGATACCACCAAAGAAGATACTGAGCCGGCAGAAGAATTTCAAGATGGATGATCAGGAGTATCTTGTTGTACAGAAACACTACGATATACTCAATGAGTGGGAGAAAGATGATCTCTTGATTGCATGGGAAGGTAGTAAGAACCCATCGGGTATCAGTGCTTACCTTGAGGCATTTGCAAGAAAGAACGGTACAATCGTTGATAAGGATAAGACAGACAAGAGTATGGAGAATATCCTTGCTGATCGTACCTATATACCAAATCATCCTAATCACATAGTACTGGTTATTGTTGACCACATTGGTATCTTGAAGCCGGAGAAGGATCTTGAAAAGTCTAAGGGGCAGATTGATAAGTTCAGCAGTGTAATGAGGCAAGCTCGTGACGTATACGGTTTCTCACCGGTTATCATTCAGCAGTTGAATCGTAGCCTGGCTGATGTATCAAGGCTGAAGCTCGGTGACTTGGCCCCAAAGCTGAGTGACTTTGCTGACTCGTCTCAGACACAGCACGATGCTGACGTTGTTCTGGCATTGTTCGAACCGTACCGGCATATCGTAGGTGATTTGGATGGACATAAGGAGAATGGTTACACACTGAAAGGTTTCAGAGATGAGTATTTCAAAACCTTCTACAGATCCTTACACATCTTGAAAAACTCCTTTGGTACCAACGGTGTACAGTTTCCTATGGCATTACAGCCGGAGTATGGGATATTCAAAACATTGCCGAAGAAGAAAGATAGTACAGATGCTATATACCAGGAAGTTACTACTGGTCAATTTTTTCTTGAAGATTAAAAACTAAAAAACAATAACAATTATGAGCTATTTAAAAATTACACCTCGTGTAGAAAAAAGTGCAGTTGAAGAACTTCAGTTTGGAAATATTATATTTCATACTGATGGAGTAGATATGACTATCCAAACGGAAAAGGTTCTTGAAACTAAAGATGGAAATGCTACAGAACTAAAACTTCCAAAACAATTTATTTACGCAGAACTTGATCTTTCTCGAGTTAGGGAAATTCATGCATTTCTTGGTGCATATATTGCACATGAAGAGCATGGTGAAATACAAGCTATTAGAGACACTACTGAAGTGGGTTTAATATCTCTTGAAACTACTATTAAGGAATCACTTAGCTCATTAGGCTATGCAATAAACAATCAGTAATTAAAAGCAACTTTTATGAGTCAAACAGAAACCCATATTGGGAAACTTTACAGAATTGAGTGTACCTCACAGGAAGAGAAAGCAACAGAGTTGATGGCATCTGAAGGTGAAAGACCTTCTTACTACAAAACAAATTTGAAGTGGTTGCTGGGTGAATATCGTACATACGTAAGTACACCAACAGGCTTGTGGGGTATAATAGAACACAAGGAGTTGGATGGGGATGATGATATAAACAACCTGACAGAAAATGAAGACGGTACAATAAGTTTTGTAACAAGATTCTACAATGGTGGAACTTGTCTTACAGAAATGCTTGAGGATGGTCTCAGGGAGCTGAATAAGTAATCAAAAACCAATTATATGGATCAATCAAAAAATGGTAAAGGGCCGGAACAAGCACCTTTATTAAAGAGAAGTTTCTACGGTAAGGTCGCAATTGTCGGCCCGACAGGTGCAGGTAAGTCCTACTTGTCAAAAACAGCAGACCGGGACACAACCGGTTACATTAACATGGAGAGGAAACCACTTCCATTCAAAGATGGTGGACCTTTCAAGTACATGGGTATGCCAAAGAACTGGGCATCGTTTAAAGCAAATCTTGAGCAGTATGGAGCTAATCCTGAGATCAAACAGATCATTATTGACAGTCAGACAATGGCTTTCAATACACTGAACAAAGAGATGTCTCAAAACTTTCAGGGCTTTGATATATACAAGAACTACAACCGGCAGGTGTACGAGTACATTGAGATCCTTAAGAACATTGAGAAGGATGTCATTGTGTTCTCACATGACGAGTGGTTGAAAGTAGAGGGTGAGGGTAAGAAAAGAATGATGTCAGTACACGGCAAGGAGTTTGAGGGCAAGATCGAGCAGCATTTTACTATCGTGCTGTACACAGGTACAAGAATGAAAGATGGTAAACCGCAGTATTTCCTGAAAACATTTGAGCAGGATACATCTACTAAGGTGCCGGAAG